CATTTGTGGCGATTCGACAGGTGCTTCCTGTCGAATCGCCACAAATGTGCGATTCGCATCTTGTGCGTATTTATTTACTACTTTGAATGTCATATATTATCCTTCTTCCTTTTGTTTATCTAATTCTTCTGCCGCTTTGTCAAATAGAGTTTTTAACTCTTCGTTTGACTGCAAGACTTTGTTGATTTTTTCAAGTTGACTGTGAGCTTCTTTAAATTGTTCCCGTGCTTCATCACGTTCAGCAAGACTAAAAGCCTCATCGATTGTTTTATTTGTTAGTTGAATACCAAGATTTTGAATTACTTTGTCTGATATGTTCATGTTCTACCTTTCTATTTAACGCCATTTTGGATAATATCCACGGCTATAATTGCCAGCTACTGCTCCAAGGTTTCTAAAATTATCATAGATATCATCAAGGATTTTGCTTAATGAAACTCCTTTTATGACGATTTCTTCAACTCCAGTTATTTGACGATTTGTAGCATTAATTGACAAAGAACTTACTCCATCCTGACCGCTCTGCATAAAATCCATTGTCTGTCCATAAAATGTTATAGCTGTTTCAACATTACTACCTGTTCTACCATTCCAAATTTGAATACCTGCAGATGTGTGATCCATTTTCTGCAAACCATTTCGGTTGCTCAGTAGAGCTGTGTAAGTCCCGTTAACTCCATTGATGGTACCTGCTCCAAAAGTGAGATACTGCAACGGTCGTCCTGGAAATCTGTTCTTAATACCTACACCATACCCATTCATCTCTAACCAACCTGTCTGCAAATCAAAGGTTGTGTTCCCGTTGATAGACGAAATGCGCCCACCTCGAACATGCTCGCCTGTGATGTCGATTGACTGAACTTTAGTAATCGTCGCTTGTTTCGCAAACAATTCATTAATGAATGCTTGTTGCGATACTAACTTCTGAATGAACGCTGTATCAAATTTAACCTTTTCAGCTGTAACTGCTTCAGCTCCTAAAATAGTAGTAGTGACTGAACCAGCTTCAAAATTGGCAGTTTTGAGTTTGTCGATCATGCCCGATTTGATGACCGCATTATCAATCAAGGTATCACCTGTAATATGCGTAGCTTTACCTATAATACGGTTATTCCCATTAGCACCAACGTTGATACCAGCAATGATATCTCCTGCGCTATTCAAGGCCTTGATGGCAAAGCTATCTTGTAGCAATGACATAGTAACACGGTTATACTCGTTGTTATAGTCAGTACTATCTACGAATTCTTCAGGAATTATGCGCTTGTCAATAACCATAGGTTTATGAATGACGATATTACCAGGGGATGTAAGAGTAAACCTAAGTGAATACTCGTTTAACTCTCCAGTCCGTGGAATATCCAAATAACCTGTAAATACCTGATTACCGGTTTTGGTAAGTTTAATTTGTGAGTTGTAATACATGCCTAGATTTGTAGTATTGTCCAATAACTGAATTAAAACCCTACCATCCTTTGGAACTTTATCAACTGCAATCTCAATGCGATAACCAAGGCTTTCTCCTTGTTTAACAAATTTTTTAGTCAAGGGGAACATTACCCCTAACCATCCAGACATAGAGTCTGTGTAGTTAATTCTAATCCCATCATGGTCGACCCAGCTGACACGCTTTAAATGATTATCGCTTGCGACTGATGAGATGTATTTTGGAATTTTAGTCGGAGCGTAAAACAGATTTGTCAGATTACTAAATCTCTTGCCTACTTCGACCTCAAATAATTCTGAGGTCAAGGCCATACGGGCAATGTTTGAAGCAACGTTTGAATCCGTCCTACCCAAGATACGCTCATAAATCAGCGAAGTTTCTTTGACTTGTTGGAAATCCAATCTGTCGGCTTTGTCAGCAATTTGACTAGAAAGATTTGTGAATTGTCCATCAACTGTTTGTTTATACTCAGCTAACTTAGACTTATTGTCTTTCGTGATAGCTTCAAGTCGTTGACGTGTCCCTTCTGCATCTTCTACATAGGTCCTTTTAGAAACGTAGTCACTAGCCAGAACTTCCCTGATTTCTGTCAGTTTATTCTCAGATTCTTCTCGTGAATAACGCTTCAGCTCATCTGACAACTTCTCACGTTCTTTCTGAGTCGAGGTTTTAAATGCGTTTAAATCCCTAGCGTTGTCAGCAGCAATTCGTTTTGCTTCCTCAACGAGATCAGCATTTGCTCCAACTTTTTGTAAAGCTTCCTCTGCTTTAGCTTTGGCTTCATCAAAACCTGATTGGTTGAACTCTTGGAACCGTCTGTTGATTTCGTCAGAAAGTTTTTTCTTGTTTTCTTCAGCTTTAGCTTTGATGGAGTTCACTTCATCTGTAAATTGATTAACTAATTCTTCTTTTTGCTTTTCAAAAGCAAGGTCAGCATTCTTAAGTTCTCTCGCCAGCTGTCGCTCAAAATTACTTTGAAATTGCTGGGTTTCACCTTTAACCGCATCACTTACGACATTACCAATCGCATTTGCAAGCCCCGACTGGAACTGGCCGAAGCCAATAGATTTCAGCTTCTTAGCCATTGGTGAGTAAGTGTACTTGGTAATCTTCTTTCGCACGTCCATATTGTAGAACTCATGAAAGACACCCACCACATCAAACATCTGGACGGGCACATCACTCTGACCGATAACATCAATCTCGATGCTATCTTCGAGCATATCGCACAAGGTTGTTCTGAAATACTGCTTGCCATATTCTCTAAGGCTTGCTTCATCCTTCACATCCTGATTATTAACCTCGATCACAGCTTCGTAGATTTGATTGTATTTGTTAATTAGTTGACTATCCACAACCACAGACAAATTTCGGTCAGGCGCCTTTTCTCCCTCACCTTTGACTTTCGCTATAAAAGTAATTCGAGTCTTTAAAGATTTAGTAGAGGTCTTGTGCTGATAGCTAGATAGGTTTTTCTTATACATAAAAAGCGATTCATTTTCTGAACCGCCATTTTTCAAAAGTCTAACCTGGTAACCGTGGCGCACAAGGTCTCCACCCCATTGACCGATAATCGAGTGCTTATCTTTCGCAAATGCCTCCATAGCGTTCTTAGGGCCAATATTGAATGTGTGTCTATCTTCAATATCAGAGAAGAATGAGAACGGATTATCACGAGTGATGCTTCCAGCAAATTGACTTAAAGCAGTTGAACCTGATACGCGATCAAGAGCAAGTGGACCAATCACATAATTATTTAGTAGAGTCATGACCTGGTTAGCATAGACTTGAATATAGCCATGTTGCTTTTCAATTTCAAAAATAACAAAGTCTTGCTCACCATGTAGATCATCAGCTGTTAAGAATGTTTCTTCTCTTAGTCGTTGCCATAACACATTGTTAGTAGGAAACTTAAATGTTAATTGATAGGTATTTCTATCTATCTGAACTATTTCGTCAGCATAAGCAGCATTCAGAGGTACATTCCCTTCTGTTAAATAAATCATACTAGATACCTCCAGTTAGGACGAATAGTCACCTTACGTACATTACCTGTAAATGTCACACCACTGCGACCAACAGGAATTTCAAAGAACCCACCACGCTTACGTAGTGTGTTCTGCACCGCCCCGCTGGCATTAAATATGTTCTGCTTCCCTTGTCTACAGTCGATTGTAGCCTTACCAATAATTGACAAGTTCATGGTTTTACGTCCGATAGTGAGTGATACATCCCCATTGCCCTCAATCTCAATAATTGGTTCAGAATAAATCGTCCCAAGATTGTTGATTGTACCAGATGCCGTAAGAACTACAGGATCTACAATTTTTTGATATCGGAACGGTTGCATATCTAACTTGATTTCTAACTTCCAAGCATGATTTCCAAAAGGTTCAAAACTAGCAGTCACAAAGTTAGCATAAAACAATGAGCCAAGCTGATAGCTAAATTCTAAAACATTATCATTCGATTGAAACTTATCAAGAATACTTGAAATCTCAACCATTTTTTTAACGTGGAGAGTGAAGGTCCTTTCGTAACTGTCGAAAGAACCGTCTAACACACGGTAACTACCATTAACTCCATAAAGGTTTGCTTTCTCTCCTTTTGGCTTAGCAGCCTCCACCTTCCCGAAATCTGTCACAACACAACCAGGAAGGGTTGAGGTGTGAAAACCATTGATGATCATATACTCCATTAAATTCCCTCCCTTGCGTAAATTGCACCGTGTTGTTCATAGGTTTTGAGTGAGATAATGTCATTGTCCAGATAAACGTCTGACGATTTTTCAAGGATAGCAGTAAGGATTCTCTCCATACTTGCTCTCAGAATCGCTATCTCAGACACGGTTTTATTCTCATGTGCTTCAAATTGAGCTGATGGCATAGCCAACTGGGCTTCTAGGTTTTTAGTAAGGGACGCAGAGGAATTCAGATCCAGGTTGTCTCCTGAAAATACATCTGAAATTTCATCAGCCATTCCTCCAACCGTTTGTTTGACATCCTTAAATTGATCCTGCAATCCTTGGTCTAACCCTTTCATGATTGCAGTACCCGCAGGGATCAAGAGTTTACGGTCATATTCGATAGGACCTTTGTGGTCACGAATCCAACTAGCAATACCACCGACAAAATTAGTAACGTTATTCCAAGCTGATTTCAATCCACCTAAGAATCCATCTAAGATTGCTTTACCAGCAGACCAAAGGTTAATGTTTTTAATTCCATTAAAAATACTTGTTACATTTGATACTAGATTGCTTACTGCTTGCTTCATACTGTTCCAAGCTAATTGAGCACCGCTGACAAGCCCATTGATGAAACCAAGTACAAGTGATTTTAGTCCGGCCCATGCTGCGCTCGCTGTTGATTTGATGTTTTCCCAGAGACTGGATAAGAAATTTACAAAGTTATTCCATAAGTTTTGAGCACCTTGAATCAATCCAGTAATTAGATTCGATACTGTAGATTTTATCCATTCCCAGGCCATAGACGCAGCCGTTTTAATAAATTCCCAAATTGTACTAAGAACATTAGAAAAGTTCTCGAACACACCGGTAGCATATCCAACGATAACATCCACAACTCCAGAGAAGTATGTCTTAATGCCCTCCCAAATCATAGAGATTCCATTTTTAATTCCTTCCCAAATCAGAGAAAGATCTACCTCTAATTGATCGAAATTCCCTGTCACAAGGTCGATGATAATTAGAACAGCGCCCAAGAAAATGGATTTAATGAACTCCCAAGCACCTTGAAAAATCATCTTAATCCCTTCCCAAATTTGAGTAAGACCATCTGAAATATTATTCCAAACATTCATAAATCCATCAATGAACGGTTGAACAATAGCCATCACTGTTGATGTGATAGCTGTCCATGCTACGGATGCAAACTCTTGAATGCCTGTCCATAAGTCAGAAAAGAATGTTCCAATAGCACCCCACACCGCCTTTACTGTCTCAACGTAAGCAGTCCAGGCCGCAACAACTCCATCCCACAATGTGCTAGCGCCTTCAGAGATACCAGACCAAAGATTTACAAAGAAATCAGCAATTCCCTGCCAAGCCTGTTTGATCCAATCTACAAAAGATGACCAAATTTGCTGTCCGGTTTCTGTTTGTGTGAAAAACCATATCAGAGCAGCAACCAATGCAGCAACTGCCGTTACTATCAGACCAATTGGATTTGCAGCTAAAACTGCATTGAAAATACTAAACGCACCACTTGCTCCCATAGTAGCCGCCGCATTCGCCGCCTCTGCGGCAGTGAGTGCACCGGTTCTTACGAATTGAGCTAACATTAAACCATTTGTGATAGCTAGAGTGGCATTTCTGATTGCTTCTATTCCTTTTATTACAGTCATTACTGCTTTGTATCCAGCCCATGCACTCGTAATGCCAACAACTGCTGATTTTAAGGCATCTAATGCAAGAGGCGAATCTTTTAACCAAGATGTAAATTTACCAAGACTTTCAGAGGCGCCTCTGATAAAACCTGAGATACTTTCAAAGGCAATGCCTAGCAAATTCACTCCCTGCTCTCCGTCTTTGATACCTAACAGATCTCCAACGAAATCAACAACAATACTTGCAACATTACCAGCAACAACCCCGATATTCTTAAAAGTTACTCGGATATTATCTGCGATGTTGACAATTTGATTAGCAGCACCCTCGCTAAATCCAAGCATGGTCAGGATATCAATGTTATCTTGCTTGCTCAATGACCCAAAGATCATATCAAAGAAGGTTTGAAAGATACCTGTCACCCTCGACAGTTGACTATAGACTGCACTTCCAAAAACATCTCCAAAAAGCTGAGAAGCAATCTGACTAATCCCTTCAGTCAAAACCAAGCCAAGGCCAGAAAAAATATTTCCAACCATTGGTAAAAAATTATCAAAGAGAAAGGTAGATGTTGTTTTAAGCAAAGCATGCAGAGAAGGTAGAATATTCTCCCCTAGCGCTAACTTTCCAAGTACATTCTGAGCTGCTGCTTTCATGGATTCAAACGATCCGCTAAAAGTAGATGCTGCCTCTTTAGCTGTTGTCCCAGTGATGTCTAAATTCTCCTGGATAGCATGAATGGCGCTATAAACATCAGAAAGGTTGTTAATGTCGTACTTGACACCAGTCAACTTCTCTGCATCAGCCAAGAGACGTTGCATTTCTTGCTTAGTACCACCGTAACCAAGCTTCAGGTTATCCAACATGGTGTAGTTTTGCTTCGCAAACCCTTGATAAGCCATCTGAATGCTCTCCATCGATGTCCCCATCTTATTAGCATTATCTGACATATCAATCATGGCCATATTTGCTGTTTCAGCAGCTTTGTTTGTATCTCCACCCAAAGACTGCAAGAGACTCGCTGAAAAGCCTGTCACGTTCTCCATGTAAGCATTAGCTGACAAACCTGTTGTCTTGTAGGCTTCATTAGCATATCCCTTTACCTTGTCAGCAGAACCTTTGAAAAGAGTTTCAATACCTCCGAGCGATTGCTGAAGCGCTGCACCTTCACTGATTGCTGCCGACAACGCCTTACCAATCCCTGCCGCTGCAATAACTTTCGTCATAACACCAACAAGACTAGAACCCAATGACTGTCCAGCACTTTGTCCAGCTGCACTCGCTTCAGGATTGAGGATTGATTGGATTTTACCAGTAATCCCTCTAGCTGATGGTATCAATTGTACATAAGCCTGTGCTATTTCTGTAGCCACTAATCCTCACCTCCTATCTTTTCTAAAATTTTCTGACGATATTCTTCAAAGTCCTCACCAGAATCAAAGATCATCTCCTTGCTTTCTTTAGCTTTAGTTTTTCCTGTTAGTTCCTCTGCAACCATTAATGGTTTGTTGATTCCTTTCTGACCGTCTGTTGTTTTAAACCAAACAAGAGCAGAAAGCCTATCAAGCACGCCTGCAAGCAAAAAGGTTTCAAAAGGAACTTTGATATTGGTCATTGCTAGTTTGATCCGTGAATCATCTCTCAGACCAAAAGCAAAAACAGCTACCTGGTCAGCAGGTAACTGTCTGTAATCAAAAATCCCATATGTTTCAGCTAAATCACAAATAAGAGCATCTTCATCTGTTTGAATCATTCTAGCAAGGAGCGCTATTTTTTTAACTGGTTCTGACTTGTGAAAATCTCACTAATTTCTGCTCCCATTTTATCCAAAGGAACAATACCGTCTGCAGTCCGCACATGGTTTTTCAAATCCTCGGATTTATTACCAAGCATAAGTTTGACCACTTTTGGTAAAACTGCCGGATTGGTATCTACTTCTGCAATAGCTTCAAGCAACTCATAGTTTTCCAAGCGCTCTTTTGTGATTTCAAAAGCAAATCCGGTCGAAGTCACCCCACGGATTGTTTTAATCTGTGGCGCAGCTTCTTTATTTTTCTTTTTGCGATTTTGTTTTGACATAGTTAAGCTCCTTTGATGTATTCATAGTGTGTGTCATCAGTAGAGTTAGGAAAGGCAGTGACTGTCGTACCATATCCAAGGACACTTCCATCGTTATAAGTGATTTCATCGATGGCAGTTACCTTTCCTGAAGGGATAACAATACGTTTAAGTACACCACCTTTTAGAACTGTTTCGATTACAAGGCAATGATGTGGCAATTCTTTTGAATTTGCCTTAATGGTAATTCCTGATGACAATTCTCCAGATACATTATCTGATCCATAAACTTCCTTCAAAACTTCCACATTCAATGCTTCAATCAGCATATATTTGAATGTGTCTGTCTTTTCCTTTTGAACTGAACTTACAACGACACCACCCCATGCCTTAATATTTTCTGATTCTGGGGAGTTGCTATTGGTCATACCATCTTCTGAAATATAACCTAGTGCTTTAAACGCATCATCTAATTTTGTAGTTGCATCAGTTGGCAGTGCTGTTCCAAGGGGTGCAGAATAAACCGCACCTCCGATTTTAGGTTTTGCAGTCGTTACATTTGCTTCTGTAGCCATTTAATTTCTCCTTTAAAAATAATTAATATCAAATACGGCTTGATATCGATATTGTTTTGTTTCAGTGTCCGTAAAATTGTAATCACTGTTCAGGTGGACACCACAGATTGAATCTAACTCAATCAATCCTTTCACAGCACTTTTCACTTTCACATTAAGCTCTGCAGCCTTCTGCATAGTTGGACCATAACTTTGAAAAGCAAAGGTCGCACTACCAGAATGATTTCGCTCCTTCCCACCTGTCTTTTGAATAATGACAAAGCTATCGGGAGCTTCAGCTTCATGCTCAAAAAATGACGGTACATCTAAATGACCGTCAAGATATTTCTTGATAATAATTTCAATCATCTAATGCACCGCCTTCAACAAAGTGTTATTTTTCAAATTATCCCTCTTCGCTTTTCGCGTTGCTGGATAAATCATAGCATTGGCCCTTGTCTTACCAACGTGGCTATCTTGTTCATAACCAGGGCCACATCTTTTTTTAATGACTGTCGCTTCTTTGTTCAGAATGTCCTGAACCTCTTTGGATTTCAAAAGAGCTCCTACACCCGCACCGATAAGCTTGACTTTGAAATTACTCATACGCTTCAACCATCACTTTCTTATTCCATTCTAAAGGCATCATGGCTTCAATGCCTTCTAACGGAATGCCTAGCGTGCGCCACTTGCGCCCAAAGAAACGAACCTCACGGTCTTTCCACTCGTTCTGATCGCCTTTGGGGATGCCTAGCGTATAAGAAGCCTTCTTCCCGGTCAAACTAAGCTGAGTAGTGACATCTTCTGTCGAAGCTGGAACAACCAGGACATTATCTACTTGAATTTCTTTATTCTCATAAATAGGATGACCAAAGTCATCCCGACCAGTCTTAGTTTTCCCAGTCAAAGTTACAGTAATTCCTTTAATCCGTCCCATAGATATCAATCACCCCATATCTTTGTTTCTTTAGACCTAGACGTTTTAATTCTGAGTCTTTAATAAAGAGACCCCCACCAGGAACTAGATAAGATCCACTCACTGAATAGCCTAATGCACTCTCAGTGAATTGAGTCATCGGTTCCTGGTTGGTTGAGGTCATCAACGTGCGAGCTACCACATCAACCGTGACGGACTTAACGACCATGGCAAAAGATGGATCAGTAGCAACCAATCCATCTAAATCTTTGCCAACTTTTTTAGCTTCAACTCTAAGAGAATGAGAAACAACTTCCAACAGTGCTTCGGCTCGTTCTTTCTCATCGAATTTCAATGTTCGCCATAATATTTGAACATCTTCTACTGTTGCAAAGTTTTCCATTTCTACCTCCAGTCAAGCGACTACTGGACTTCAGTGTCAGCTTGTTCAAGCAGCGAAATCAATTCAGGTTTTGTAGCACGGTTATCATAAGAAATACCTTTTTCATCAAGGATTTCTTTCAATGCTGCATTAGTCAATGAGTCCAAAGGTTTGTATGCTGCAATTGGAACCCAATCACCCCCAGAAATTTCTGTATTAGTGTTGATTGTTGCTCCTGTCTTTTGGTTTACATACTCAGCCATGATTAACCTCCCGTTTTCACAATACGAGCGAAACTAGCAGCGTCCATGATGCCCCATCCAATGTATGCTTCGCAACGGATATAAATCTGGTTATACCCTTTAAGGTCGCGACCGCTGTTGTCAGGATCACCATACTTGATGATTTCCATCGGAACTTCTTTCGCATAGCCCCATTTGAACATTGTTTCAAAGTCCCCAATAATCGCTGTGTTTTTAGGATATGTTTGTGAGTATGATACAGTGCGATTTTTATCTACTGCCAATCCATTGATTGCATCAGGTACACCGCCCCATGCCAATTCAGGATACAATTTCCCGCCTTCAGCATTTTTCATTTTAGAAAGAGCAGTTGTAAAAATAGGATCTAGGATTGCTCCGGTGATATCACGTTCTGAACCATCAATCATACCGACAGCATCTTCCATACTTTCGTCTGGGTTAGATTCTTTGAAAGTTACTGTCTGAGTAACTTTTTTATCAAAGCAGTTAGTTCCAATAATGCTTGACTCTTGTTTTGTACGTGGGTTAATACCGTGAATACTCATAATATCAAGCCCTCGTGCTAATTTTTTAGAAAATCCTTCCACAAAATCACTGAGGATGTCAACTTTTGCTTCTTCTGAGGCGTGTAAAAACTCATCAGATACACGGGCACCATATTCGACTTTTAGTGGAACAATAGTAACAGGATCAAGGCTCACACCACCATGAGTCTTCTTGCCATTTTCAGCCACGATGTCGATGTCCGAATCAAAGTCGAAAATGAACTCTTTTTGGCCGTTAAACGGAATAGGCTTTTGGGGTGATAGCTTAGCAATTGATGAATGTCCCTTCACCTTACTAATAACTTTTTTTACAAGCTCTGGATCAAATAGATTTCCTTTTGCAAGTTGTGCTTCTGACATATTTTTTTCTCCTTTTTAATCTTCAATATTTAAATTTTGAACCAAATTTCTATACATGGTTCTTTCATCATCTTCTTTCGGAACAATCGGCTCCGTTGATTTTACTGGCGCTACTTTGCTTACTGGCTTCATAAAACCAGCTAAGCGCTCTGCATCAGCTTTCAAGCTTTCTTCATCAGTTCCCTGCAAACGATCTGCAAGGTCGTAAGGCAGTCCATGTTGCAAAGCTACTCGAGTTCGCAGACTAGCCGTCTCATAACCAGCGATTTGATTCTGCAAAACTTCAAGTTGCTTGTCAGCATCTGTCTTACTTTGATTAGTAGCTTCGATGGTTGACTTCAAGCCACCATTTTCTTTTTCCAACTCTTCAACACGAGATTTGAGCTGGTCATAGTCGACATATTTCTCTTTCTCTCGAGATAAGCGAGCCTTAATAGCAGCATCAAATTCTTCTTGTGTAGTGATTGGTTTAAATTCTGACATTCTCATGTCTCCTTTCTCCTGCTTCCCCGGCAGTTCGGTAATTTTTGGGCATCAAAAAAAGCAGTCACCTGACCGCTTATTTTAATAACTGATTTTTTGCTTTTTCTTAGGCTTAGTCGTAGCACAAGCCCAGTGCGCAAGCAAAGCACTATCCATCAAAGAAATATCCATGTCGTCAAAGTGCGATCGATAACCAAAGCCACCATTTGAACCAATATTCCGCTTATCGCAGTTAGTAGCTACTTTTGATAGCGATGGCTGGCCAGCGTGACAGATGGTTTTCTGGTAGATTCCCTGTTCCCAAAGAGCGTTGGCCACGATGATTTCTTTCACCGTCGGAAGAATCACATTCTTGATTCTGTAGTCCTTCAACTCTTCGTCCAGGATCTTTTGACCACTTGCGCCATCAATGACAATCTGAGCCACATCAGCTTGACGCAAGAAAGCAACCATCCACTCATTCCCATTACGAACGGATTGACAATCGACTGTTTCCACAAAGAAACGGCCATCCTTGGTACGTGCAGCAATGCTCAAAGCCACGTTCGTTCCATCTTGGCCATACTTGATACCAACAGACAGCTTACCAGACAATTCTGGTATGTCATCCACCTTGAGCTCATTCCACTCCGTTTCAGAAATAGCAGATTTCTGGTTGTAAGTTGGCCAAAATCCCAAACGTTGGATATTATGGTCCAGCTTATCCTCACCAAGCTCTGCTTCAATCTTACGCTCATTTAAGTGGTAGCCCATTGATGGATTCGAATTATACCAGGCTTCCACATCGTCAATTTCCTTTTCATCAGAAACTGACCACTCAGCCCAACCAGAATACTTCCCTTTTCCAAAGAGACAAGTCTCACGGTATTTCGTAAAGACCGTACCACTCGATACAGGAGTTGGAGGTGTCCCACACATAATTGTGATAGGATTCTCACTATCCGTAACCGTGTATTTCAAAGCAGATTCCTGTTCAGTCGTATACTCCTGGGCCTCGTCAATGATCAGCATATCAAATCCTTCACCAAGACCACCATTTGATGTCCTAGTACGGAATTGGATAACACCACCTGTTGAATAAAGTTCAATCCGCTCCTGCCCCTTCGCACGAATCGAATTAAAATCCTCACCATCCACATACCCCATTTTCTCAAGGTATCGTTTAACCTTTTCAAAAGAGGCATGAGAGGTAGAAATTCTGTGGGCAGTATGTAGGATATTTAATCCTTTATGCAGCCCCCAAATTTCAAAAATATAGAGGATTTCTGATTTACCATTACGACGAGGGATAGAGTAACCAAACTTCTGGTGAACCCAAAGACCATTTTTATCAATGGCCATCATTGGTAACAAAAGATTTTTCTGCCACGCATAACAAGAAAGACCTGTCCGCTCGTAAAGTTCAATCGCTTCTTTAGCTCTTGAATTTTTCTTGACGTATTTTAAAATCACCGATTGAGTAGGATTCTGATTGCCAAGTTTCTTCTTCCTCGCCATTCTAATTTCCTTTCAATCGTCATCGCATGATAACCCTATCGCTGGGAGATATCAGATCACCTCCTAAACTAAAGCACAATAAAAGCACCCTTTCGAGTGCTACATTAATTCTATTGACTTGATTTCGGATTCATTGAATCCAACATATGGATGTTTATCTGTCCTTATCGTAATTTCGTCATACAGTTCATCTTCAGTATCAAGTCTTCCCGTATAAGTATTACAGTGACCTTCGAGAATTTGACCATCAACAAAAGTAACTCTAATATCTTTTCCTAAATATTGTTTTAAATTCATTACTGATCTCCTTTCTTAGGTACAATGTGGGTTCTCTTCTCAGAATGATGAATTTTAATAGACGTCACTTCTGAACCATCCGAACTATTAATTCCAATTGGGTAACCTAGTTCTATTATCTCTTTGTTCGTTCTTCTTCCACGTCTATCAAGCTCAATGCGTCCAGTTCCATAATGTCTATTAAACAATTCTTGAACATCGACTGAATCATAGATATAAGATTTTCCTGTTTTATGTGTTGATTCCATATGTGGCAACTGCTTCTCAGGGTTTATTTTTTTACCCCATTCTCCAGTTTGGATTTTCTGATAAATAAATACTTTATCTTTCAGTTGCTCATATTCTTCACCATCATTATACTTCAAATCCTGAAATTTCGCTAGAGAAATGGGTGAATTTTCAACACCGAGTGTATCAACCACTTCTTTGTACTCCTTGATGTCTGCTTTTCGATTATTATCACGCACATCAATATTTATTCTCTTACGCTTTTCTAATTCATCGGAACTCTCATTTCTAATTTTTTTAGTCCAAGAATTTTGAACCTTACCATTTTTAGGATGATAGTCAATTACACAAGTACAATGCTGATGCCTTCTGTAGAAATTATTCGGTTCTTCACCATATATATAATTTCCTACTAAACTATCACACCATTTGCAACAATGTCCAGTAGAGTGCCTACTAATTGTTGGAGTCATTCCCGTTTTAGCATGAAACTCTGCATTCTTCCTAATCGTATCATCAATAATTGACTGTGTGAAGTTCACAATAGGTTCACCAAGCAACCAACTGACATCTTCAAAGTTCTCTTCAGATGAAAAGCGATTAACAATGCCAGCGATTCGATCCCTATTTAATTCAGGAACTTGAACTTCCATACCGATTTTCGCTTCCTGATTCAAATTTTTCTGAACATCACTAGCATATCCACTCACAAGCTCGTGATTCCTCCCTAGCACGTCCGTCAGCAAACGTTGAGCGATATTGTAATACATTTTACCGTCTGGTAGTTTGTCGGCGCTTAGAGAAACTCCTAGAGCCTTAGAGAGAATATCACCAATTTCAATCGCAAACTCATTTGCTGTTTTGTAGGTTGCTTTTTTGGCCTTCAATGTAGCAAAAGCATTTCTGACAATCCCACTCTTACCGAAATCTCTCTCAAACCTCTCCTGAACCTCTTGCAAGATACCAGGTAAAACATCATTCTCCATTTGAACCACCCTCGCTTACCACTGGTTTAGCTGACATATCTCCAGCTATACCAGTAAGATCACGAATTGTTTCCGCATTGATGTAGCCAGGTAAGGCCCGATTCAATTTCACAACACCATCACCAATCATAGTCATTGTATTCGCATCAGCTTCAAACAATGGTTCCCACTTGACTGTAGTTCTTACAAATTGACTTCTGGCATAATTAAAATCATCACGCAAGCATGCTGCAACATAGGCCACATTAAGTAGACCAGCTCCCAGTGACCTCTGCGCCTTGCGACCAGCCAGGCGCAAGTTCTCATGACTAGCCTTGATAGCTTCAACAGATGACGGATTGTCAGACACAAAACCTAAATCATCCAAGGTCAAGCCCATCTCCCCAGCAAATCCAGCAGCGGCTGTTCTCAGTTGTTCAGTAAACGGTGACATGCTAGCTGTAGTGAACTGTCCAACGCTCGGCTTCTCACCTTTATCGCTTGAAGAAATCGTCAACAAACTTGATACAGTAGCTTTCCATTTTTCCATAGGTTCCGCATCAGGATCAAGTCCAAGAATGTATTTCTGTGGCCACGAATAGAACTCAGCAGTGATATCAGCCCGTTCCAAAGTTCGCTTAGCGTATTTCTGATAATACATTCCTGCTCTGGTAATACGAGACCGACCAAAAGGACGAACCGCATCAGGACGATGAATGACCGGAACTAGCAGAGGAATACCCGTTTCATTCGTAACCGAGTAAGGCTCCCCATCTTTCGGAATAAAATGAGTAGCATTAGGTTCAAAGTATGCTTCAAGCGTTGGACGATTGTAATCATCACAAGCCAGAACTGCATAACCTTCCACAAGCAATCCAGTTATAGGATCAATAACACCCGTCGCATTACTTGATTCAATGACTTGCAACCTCACCTCATCATCTTCACCCTTCGAAATGTAGACGAAACTACACGAACCAATCAGCGCAGCTAAAATAGCACTATCAAAGAAGATATCTGGATTGTTCCGATTAAAGATTTCTGTAACATTAAAATCATCGTTAGCAAATGCCCTGAAAATCAAACGATCTGCAAGACTATCAACGCCCTTTGCAGCCCAACCAAGGACAGCTTGATACTTTGCCCTGATGTGTGCAGGAATTGTGATTCCTGTAGGTGCTTCATAATGCTGCATCGCATAATGCTTGTATCTCAGATTGACTCTGCTCTGATAGAGATTCAACTTCCTCCTAAGATACTCAATCCCTCTTAATTCCAAACCGTTCTCCTTTCATTGTGATGATTTGGCG